GGTCGCCCATATCTACGCATATCTCTTTCGTGTGGAGCGTATGCGCTGAGAATCTGTTGCATGACAGACTCGTTTAGATGGCCCTTTTCCCCATTCATGGACTTGATGCTTTCACTTGCATCATCCCATGTGGCATTTGTAAGGCTTTGTCCGGGCTGAATTCGGTTCATAAAACTGGCAACCGTTTCAGTCATACCCTGCTCAGGGGTAAAGGTCATATACACCATTCCACGCCTATCTAGGGTGCGTGTAACAGCCTGAGAATACAATTCTCTGGAGGGTTCTTCGTCCAACCATACCACATCCACTGACCTACCCTGCCACTTGTCTACACCCATCTCGTAGGCTTTGAAGTGTAAAGAGGAGTTCTCCCCGGAAATGTGTTTGATTAATGCAACACTTTTAGCGTTTGGTACGCCGGGTTTACGTTCCGTCTTTATTATTAGATGTTTTGGAATCGAACCGGAGCCAAAGGCTTCTGGGTCATCGGGGGAACCCAATAATTCTGCTTGTACGATATCTCTGGTGGTTTCGTTAGAAACACCACCCGCCCATGCTGTAATAGGGTTGGTAAATACTCTACCCTTCCACCATTTGGGATATATCCCTGTCAAATGGTAGGACATCTCAGCCGCCCCACAGTAGGACTTACCAATACGGTTTGCCGCCATTAGGAGGCGTTGGTTGTTTTCCGCCCCTGTGGAGTGGAATTCATCCTGATATGGATACGGATCGTACTGCCTTATTTTATTAAATCTTTCCCTTTGCTTCTGAGTTTCAAGAAGCAAAAGGAGTTCAGTGCTTTGTGAGGACATCTATACGCCTCTGTATTTCCTCATCTGACATCGCTTCAATGTTTGTGACTTCTGTTTTCTCTACTGGTTTTAGTCCTGCGCGGTCTAATACGTCTTTAGCCGCCGCCAATCGGACTGACTCACTCTCCCCCTGATCTATGAGAGCCTGAATGGCAGACAGGGAAGCAGGCACCATATCCTGTACCATTCTCTTGACACGCTCCTGTATCTGGTCGTTGAACTGTTTTTTTAGCCTGTGACCCGATTGCACTGCCCCTTTTTCAGAGTATCCTGCGTATATTGCGCTTTGGGTAGCATTACCAGTGCGGCAGTAGTGTTCGATGAATTTATCCTGCTTTTCTGTGTTCATGGAAAATACTTCTTTCTTCGTTTTAGAGTGTTAGGAGTAGGGTCACCTTTGTAATGATTGTGCAAATATAAGTCCCAACCAGAGTCATCACCAGTTAAATAACTCTGCATCCTCTCATCACTTCCCTTATCTTCAGTTAGATGGGCAAGAAATAGGCTTCTCTGGTCATCAGGAGACAGATCAAGTATAGTTTCGGCATTGACTATTCTCTCCGGTAACTCCCCCATAATTCTTTTTAGCCTGTTTTTAGCAGTAATGAAGGTGGCATCAGTAAATTGGTATTGCCCTTTAGCCGTACTATCGGGATTACGAGCCATAGGATTATGGTCACTCTCCATCCCAGATACTTGATATGCAAAATCCAATAACTTGTTAGGGTCTAATCCAAGTCTATTTTCTACTCGATCCAAAATAATCTTGTCCATTGCTGGAACATAAGGCGTTAAATCAGTGCTGAAATCAAGATTCATTATCCCAATAGGATTTTTCTTCTTTTCTTGATAATCGAACAGGTTATTCATAAGTGCAACTAATTCAATGCTTATATTTAGGTTTTGCTTCTCTTAGTAGTTTTCTTTCGTGAGCCTTGATTAACTTTTTAGCAGTCTCAAGCATCTTGTCAGGATCAATACCATGTTCCCTAAGTTTTTTCTCTAGTTTTTTATCGTCATCAAGACCGGCAACTCTAATGGGATTACCAGAATCAATCTTTTTAACTGACTCCATATACTTTTTCTTATACTTCATTAGTAATTCCTTATATTGCTTAAAACCCCCCGATGGTGAGTTGGGAGAATATATATATATAATACTAAAATAAAAAGGGGTGCTAGGGGGTATAACAGGGGATTCTGTTACGAGCGCCCCTGAGTCTTTTAAGACGAAGGGGATAGAGCGAGAGAACTGTGCGCTAGCACATTGCCGTGTGTGTGTGCGGGATAGATATCCTTTCGGAGCATAACAACCGCTCCTCCCTACACTCCGTTCACCTGCGAGTATCCACGAAGTGGAACGAGCCATTAAAACAAACATGGCTCTTACTCTAGGTTCTCTCTTCCTATGTGTTATACGTTCTCTCTATAGGCTTCGATACACAGGTGCTTTCAACTGACTATCGCCGGACGGACGGCGTTACCGCCTGCAAATGCGTGACAACTTACGGAATAAGGATGCGCTTCGCGCTTTTCTTCTTCCTTTCAGTTGTTGCTTCGACGCATTTGTCCGTCTTGTCCGCGACCTTTTACCTTCCGATTGCAAGCAATCGGTAAGGTCGTCGCTAGAGTGTTACGGAATAATTCGCCTTGAACACCTTTAAAGGATGGCGCAAGCGCCATTCTTTTGCGAATTATCCCTCTGAGTGCCGCGAGGTAAGGAGGGCTAAAGCCCCTCTTTATGCGTCTGCTACGCAGACTTTCCCTCGCTAGTTAGGTACTCACACCTAGCGTGAAATATTATACTTACCCACGTTCGTAAGGGTGCGCTAAAGCGCACTTTTTATTGGCGTTTCCTGAAGGAGAAAGTCAGGCGCGGCCTGACTTTTTCTTTATGAAACGTCTGCCTAACGGCAGATTCCCTATTGTCTATCTTACAGCAGTTACATAATCTGCTTGGTATCATGGTATATTATACCATTATACTCCAATCAGAGTTATGCGAAGCATAACGATGTACATCAGATTATGCAACGACAGATAGACAATCTCTCACTTGTCAAGTCAACCTTGCGGAGCAAGGGGCGCAAAGCGCCGACTTGACAGGGACGTTTTTAATATCTCACGCTATGTGTGATAGCGCAACTTAAATAGGAGATAGTTATGGCTATAATGCCTAATATCGAAGCGGCTCTGAATGAGCCAGAGGTGTATGGGTCAGTTGCTCGTCGGATCGGTAACAAGATGCTTTATGATGCTACTGTTAGGGCAGTCAAGATCGCGCTCAGTGTAGGTATGCAGATTGAGAATGTTGGTACAAATGATCTGCACAATGAGATGCTTGCGAAGCAGAGACAGCGCGAACTTGACAACGAGTTCTTTGAGATGGCAGGCATATCCGACGAGCCTGACGAGGAGGTTCAGCCCTTCCTTACTCAGACTGACGGTAAGAACATGGTTGATTTGAGACTATGTATCTGGATTAGGCTCGCTAAGAATGGTATTAAGGTTTATCGCACTCCATTTGAGACGGTAATGATGAACCGTACCAGTTACTTCAACAGCGAGCCGACTCCAGATAACATTCTCGCGGAGCGGAGAAAGTTGATAGAGGAAGGGCGAACTCCGAGTGAGGTTTCTGGTTTGCCTGATACCCATTTTGTGAAGATAATCAAAGAAAGCAGGAAGCGTATGCTTGAATATGACAATCAGAGACGCGATTCTGCTTTCGAGTTATTCACAAAATGGGAGGATGATCGTTCAGAATTGTATCCTGACGAGATTCGCTTCAAGGCTGAGAATGATTTTCCGCCTATTGTTGACGATAAGATCATCCTGAAAATGGACGAGCAAGCCAGAAACAGATCATACAATGACTGTCTACAGAATGGCTTGTATGGGCATGGCAAAAGACGCATTAATGCTAATGCTGATAAAGTTCTTATGGAGTCATTGTATGATGACTGTGTTGGGGAGTATCTGCCTAACATAGTCTAGGTAGTTCCGGTAGCGGGGCTTTGCCCCGCTACCTTTTTTTGGTGTTCCTAGGAAAAAGAAGGCGCTCGTTAGGAGCCTTCGTTTTGCGTTCCGGTATGTTCCGGAACGCCCCCCTTTTGATTTTAGTATTGGGGGGTCTGCAAGTAAAAACTGGGTGCGAATGTAAACATTTTCAGAGATGATTATGTAATATAACTTGTTGATTTTAAAAGTTATTTTATATAATCAAATGATGTGATGATGTAAACAAGTAAGTAAGGAGAAAGTAATGACCAGAAAATATAGAAATGCTGATGGCAAATTTCTGAAAACACCAAAGCCTCTTGACATAAATGATATCGACAGGATCATAAGGATGCTGATTGATATGAGTCCTGAACTTGATGACCTAAAGAAGATCAAGAGAGGTTTGGATGGTTACTTATCTGTCTTTGACGAGGAGAAAAGTAATGATGAAAGAAGTTAAGGCTGTTAGGGATTCTGCTATTGAATCGTATGTTTCCACGCTTACAACTCAGGAGTTAAAAGACTTTGCTGAGATGTGTACTGGTTCTGACTGGGATTGCTTTCCAGTTGAGTTTGTTGAGTCTGTTGTGATTGAAATTCTTACAGAGCCGACTTATAATACTGTAGAGCAAATGAAAAAGACTCCATTGGCTCATCCTAAATAGGAGAAACGTGATGAAAGAAAGACCTTCGTCTAAGTTCTGGGTTAAATGCAAAGTAGATTATTGCAACATTTACTTTGATAAAAGAAACAAGTATCGTGAAGGTTACTGCGCTACTAAACACGATCACATAACACAAGCAATTAAGGAGAGGCGTAATGCTCAGAACAGAGATGATTGATAACTTGATTGACTGCTATACGATGAGAGAGTTAAGGGCTTTGGCTGATAGGTTAGGCGTTGATCTTTATGATGATGATGGGAGTCATGCAGGCATGGTGTTCTTGGCTGATAGAATCCATGATATACTGTTTGATCCGGGTTGTAGTTATATTGAGTTCAATAAGTTAGCGGAGGAGCGCGATAATGTATCGTAACTATCCTAAACGTAAATATGAATCATTTGAATCTCCTAGTTGCAAACTTAATGAAGATCAAGTTGAAGAAATATATATTGAACTAAGAGAGGGAACTATGTTTGATGACATAGCCAAAATGTTTAATGTATCTAGACAGACTATAACAAATGTAAACTTTGGAAAGAGTTATAAAATTGACGGTATGACATATCCCATTGTGATTAGAAAAAGATATTCACATGGTAAGAAAATAAAGGCTTATAAAGAGCCTCCTGAAAATAGTGAATTTTGGGATACTTATGAACCAGAGCCTGAGTTATATTGGCCTAAACAAAGATAGCAAGGAGAAAGTTATGCCAAATAGATATGATGAATTTGTTGATGAAGAGATGGTTGATTCTGTATGTAAGATAGTTGATAAGTGTCTTAATCCAGTGGAGATTGAGAAGGTTTACAAGCACTGTGAAGTTAGACTTTACGAGGCGCATGATCCTCGCGCTTTACACGGAGATGATGTCGATGAACTCCAAGAACATGAGGACTTTGAACGTGCAGACGAATACTATGGCGGATAGATGTGAGCGTTGTGTTGGTGATAACGTAAAGCCTAATGATTTCTGTAGCAAACAAGTAGGTTATGCTATATGTGAAGAGTGCTACGATGAATTGCGTATTGAAGCACGAACGTCTGAAGTTTTATATAACTGGCAATACGAGGACTAGATTATGGCACATCAAGCAAGATACGATCCCTATTCACCTGAGTCGTGGGACATTGAAGGATATGGTACAGTATATGTAGGTGATTCCTTCTTTGATGATGACGAGATGGTGTTGTCTTGGTTTTACCTGAATGAGATTACACTGGAGCCTGTAACTGGTGATCCAATGGAGACTAAACTAGAGCCTGTGTTCTGGCTGAATGATCCCGATCTTAATAATGATATGGAGTTGTGTGAGTCTGAGTTTAAGGCTTACTTCCACTTACACTAGGAGATAATCATGATGACTAGACAAGAACAGTTTGATAAGTTTGACCGTGAGCATCCTGAATTTTGGGATGAGTTCTGTGATAAGGCTTGGACTATGATAGATAAGGGTTATACTTGTTACTCTGCGCGTACTATCTTTGAGGTATTAAGATGGCACAGTGATCTGGATTCAGGTGGTCAGTTTAAGATACAGAACAACTGGATTCCATTTTATGCTAAGAAGTTTAACAGTATTAATCCGGGGTTCTTTTTAACCAGAAAAAGAGGTTAGTATGAAAGCGTTAGATAAGGTGTATGATGCTGTTGTTCCTTCTCTTATCAGTAGATTAGAGGAGTATGACCGCTGTATTAAAGAGGGATTGGATGCTCCGTACTCTCCGTGGGTAAAGAGGTGGAGGAATGACGGTACTCGCTGTGCATTGGAGCCTATCTCTGCCCGTAATGGAGTAAGCAAGCGCCCATATAGCGGTGTTAATTGGGTGATACTAGGTCTGTTATCTGAGTATAAATCTGTTGACTGGTTTACTTTAAATCAGTTAAAGAAACTAACAGGTAATAACCGGCCTATTCCTGAAGGTGCTTGGGATACTAGCGAAGAGATAATATTCTTTAAGGTGAACAGTTTTACTGACAAGTATGGAGATGAGGTTCACTTCCCTTTGGCTAAGACATATAGAGTCTGGAACCGTGAGGAGATACCGGGACTGCCTGATCCTGTACCAGATGTTAAGCCTGAAGAGTTTGATGTCAGGTCTGAGATTGATTCTTATATTAAGAAGATTAATCTAAAGGGTGGCATCCATTACGGTGGTGATCGTGCGTTCTACCGTCCATCAGATGATGGCATTGCCTGTCCTCAAGAGTCTGCCTTTGAATCTTGGGAGGAGTTTGAGGCTACCAAGGCGCATGAAACTGTCCATGCTACTGGTGCTAAACACAGGTTAGACAGGACTAAAGGCAAGAGGTTTGGCGATGAAGCGTATGCCTATGAAGAACTGGTTGCTGAGTTAGGAGCGGCTATGATCTGCTCCCATGTGGGAATTCCGCTTGAAAGACTACAACATACACAGTATATTCACGGTTGGTTGAAGCGATTAAAGAGTGATAAGAAGTTTTTATTTAATGCCGCCGCTGATGCAGGCAGAGCATTTAACTATCTGATAGATGAACACGCTTCCCCTCAGAGCGAGAGTAAAGAGTCTTTGGCCTGTGCCGCTTAGGTTTATTCTTATTATTTTTAGAGACAAGGTTCCGCTGTCTTTTGATACGAGCCTTGTCCTTTTCTTCTGGAATACTCATAAGAAATATTTATTACTACTATAAATGGTACTGATATACTTACACACACGTTAATACCTCTCATAGTTAATACAGTTTACCACTTTTTTGACATAATTAGGTAGTTCTGTCAATCGGATTATCTTTATGGTATAATAGTGGTAGACTGTATATACTATAGAGAGGTCTTTTATGAAAGCATATGAAATTGTAACCAGAAGAGCGGAAGATTACGCTAATAGAAACCAACTAAATGACGTTGATTTCCAACCAACGCACAAAGATGGGGCGTTAAACCTTATACTTGATTGCATATCTTGGCTTGACCGTATGCCGGGAACCAAGGAGAGAAAAGCACCATACACCAAGAGAATGTGGGAAGCGTATCTCAAAGCTCAGACTAATGAGAAGTCTGATGACACTGTGATAGTACCTCAAATGATAGGAGGTAATAGAGTAGAATACCTAGAAGATGTGACGTATGATACTTCTTCTCTGGCTGATAGTGGTATAGGTACTGGTGGTTTAGGTTATGCCAGTGTTAAAATGAAATACATGGGAACAGCAAACATGAAAGGAATGAAAGACCCCTATTGGAACCCACGAAAAGCAAGCAAATTTAAAACTCTTGAAGGTGATGAAAAAGATAAGGCTTATGCCGAGTATCTTGACAAGGTAAAAAACAAGGAGCGGTAATGTTATTCGCCATCGTAGATGATGAAAGAAAAAGGCCAGAACATTCTGGTCAAAGAGGTGAATGTCCCGGTTGCGGGGGAGAAGTTCTTGGCAAATGCGGAGAGATAAACATACATCATTGGGCGCACTTATCTGGTGAGGACTGCGATCCTTGGTCAGAACCAGAAGGAGAGTGGCATCTTGCTTGGAAGAATAAGTTTCCTAAAGAATGGCAAGAACAATATATAAAAAGCACCTTTGGCAGTGAAAAGCATAGGGCTGACATTAAGATTCCCGGTGGCCCTGTTATCGAATTGCAATCATCTCCCATATCCAATACTGAAATAGAAAAGAGAGAAAAGTTTTACAATAAATTCGGAGATGGTATTATCTGGATAGTAAATGGAGAAGAGTTTGCTGACAGGTGGAAAACTAACGCATGGGGTTCATGGCCTAAAGTAACAAGAAAAGATAAATATGATTCTGGGCTTCATGTATTTGACAGAATATATAAAGATAATTCATACGAAGTAGATAAAGAAAAGCAAACACAAAAGGCATTTAATATGCTTTCTGATTACCCTAATATAAATAAGTTTAGAATTACTTGTCCTAAACCTACATACTTTCTATTAGAAAAGGATGGATCGCTTGAGGATGAAAGTAATTGGAACCTAACACCTGTTCAATGGCCTCATGCTAGGAAATGTTGGGCGTATGCTAAAGAGACAGTGTTTTTTGATACCTGTATTGACAGATGTGACGATGAAATACCACCAGTTGTGATTGAAGAAATCAAAACAGATCAGATTTTTAAACGCAATCGACCTAATGCTAGTGCAAGAAACCCAGATCATTGGGATGTTGCGGGAGAATTTGAATGGATTGAAATAAATTATTTCCAACCAGAGATATCTGGATTATTTGAGTGGATAGGTACGGTAAACAATGGGAAAAATAAAAAAGATACTATGATAAACAGTAGAAATAAACTACATTTGCCTAAATATATTGTTGGAAAGTTCCACGAAGAACAGAGTGTTGTCAATAACTTAATGGAGATTAGAGCAGATGCACCACTTATGTAGCAAATGTCAACGCCCTGCTACCCATGCAAAGCATAATCTGTGTGACAAGTGTTGGGTATTAAAGTATTCTACTCAGTATTACAATGGTAAATCCACCAAGTATACTGATATGTTTAAAGAATCAATCGGAGAAATGGGAAAACAAGAAGGTGAATCTAGGGAAGATTGGTTCAAACGATGCGAAGATCATGTAAGGAGTAAAGGATTTGCGCCCACAGTCAGCAAAATCAAAGGGGAGATGGCTCCAGAAATGGGTGGTTCAGATGATACTGAAGGTGTACAAGAGTTTGGAACCTGACGATGTTAAGTCAACAAGTATGGGTGCATCTGGCGAAGATGTGCAACTATCACCATACGCTAGAAAACTCTTTAATTATAGTGTAGAATGTAAGAACCAAGAGAGATTAAACTTTTGGGGCTGTTGGGATCAGACAGTTTCAAACGCAGGAGACTACGAGCCTGCCATGTTTGTAAAGAAAAATCGTAGAGAGGTGCTTGTTGCTATACGAGCAGAACATTTCTTTAAACTTATGGAGAAAACAAATGCCGAAAATGTACAGACCATCGACTGATATGGTACAGTTTGCTAACAGCATCCTCGGTGGATGGGGTGATGCAATGAACGAGGCCATGCGTCCAGAAGAAGGAGCAACCAGAGTGATGCAGGAAACCAAGACAGTTAAGGTTAAGTGTGTGTACCCTGACCCTGATGATGGTGTATCCTACTCATGGATTAAGGTAGATGATACTAAGTCTGGTGTTACAGAGAATGAAGAATCTTATGGAGGTTCTAAATGAGTGCTAACTTAGATGGGTATAATACGCCAAGGAAATCAACCTTAAAGTCTGAGTTAGAAAAAAAAGTTGAGGCTCTTGAAGAGCGCGTTCAAGAAATAACTGAACTGTTACAAGACAACATCGAAATATTTGAGGGAAAATATGACCACTAAGAATGATATGTTGCGTGAGTTGTTCGTGTCCAACGGACTTGTTAAGGGTGAGGACACCCATGAGTTGAAGTTCGGTGGCCGTGGTATGACAATCATTACTCGTACTGGTATCGAAAAGATACAGGCAAACAATAACATTACAGTTAAGTATGATGTTGAGGCTATGGCTCCTGACTTTGTAGTCATCAGGGCTACAGCACAGAAAGGAACTACCATCATCGAAACATTTGGTGAAGCGTCACCCGGAAATACTAAGCAAGCGTACCCTGTTGCAATGGCAGAGAAACGTGCACTGTCTCGCGCTGTATTAAAGGTAGCAGGGTTTTATAAACACAGTGTATTTGGTGAAGATGAATCAGATGACTTTAAACGTAAGGCTAAGGAGGCCGCATGAGCAAATCAGGAATAAGAACTAAGACGGTAGTAATGAGAGAATATGATGAGAAAGAATTGCAGAAAGCAACTGTTGAACTAGCGGAGCATGCCACTAAGTTTGCTCAAGAGTTTGCTGAATGTGATGGAGATATATTCTACTCTACATATAAAGAACTTCAGAATAAAACATGGGATTACGAAAGAGAAAAAGAAATCTCTAGTATGATTAAGGTTGGCCCAAAATGGGATTACGAAAACCATGTAGTAGGAGAGTATAGATACCGTGACATTTAAAACAGAATTGGGAGAGGCTATCTTCAAGCAGAAGTATGCCTCAAATCCCTACGAAACATGGGAGGATAAGGCTCACTCGGTGGTTAACTCTGTGTGTGGAGACTTCAATGGACTGAAGACTCCGCTCATGGAGAAGTCAGAACGAGATAGGCTTATCAATTATATTAGTGAGTTCAAGTTCATGCCGGGAGGCAGGTACTTATGGTATGCAGGTAGAGAGGCACGATTCTATAACAACTGCTACCTATTGAGGCTTGAAGAAGATACCAGAGAGGAGTGGGCTGGCGTTACAGAGAGAGCCATGACTTGTCTGATGACAGGTGGTGGCATAGGTGTTGATATCTCTAGGGCTAGACCGTCTGGCCGTCAGTTAAGGAGGACAGGTGGCGTAGCGTCAGGTCCAATCCCATTACTGTATACCTTGAATGAGGTAGGTAGGAATGTAATGCAGGGTGGTAGCCGTAGGTCTGCACTGTATGGCAGTATGAACTGGCAACATGAAGACGCATGGAAACTTCTTCATGCTAAGAACTGGCATGAGATGAGCGTTGGTAATACCACAATAGCGGAACTGAAACAGGCAGACTTTAACTTTCCTGCACCGTTAGATATGATGAACATATCATTGAACTATGACGATGCTTGGTTAAAGAATCCTATTAACAGTACGTTTATGGAAAATGTAAGGCAAGCCATGATGACAGGTGAGCCGGGATTCTCATTTAACTTTGGAGAGAAACAGAATGAGACTTTACGAAA